AGTGCGGCACCTACCCGGAGGCCAGCACCCTGGGATGGAGTGCCGGAGCCTGGCTGCAGATTGCAGGACGCGCGGACGCCTACCTGGTAAGCCCGCCGGAGTGCGGAACCGTGCCGGAAATTTCGACCGTCGGCTGGAGCATAGACGCCGCTATCAGCCAGGCGGGCAGCGTGGCCGAGGCGTTCGTGATAGAGCCGCCGGAGGCAGGAACCGCCGAGGCCGGAGAAAAGCCGTTGACCGCAACCCTGGGCCAGAGCCTGGAAGCTGGCAGCCAGTACACCGCAAAGGTGGACATTTACCTTGTTACCCCGCCGGAATCGGGCGCAACCGAGTGCGGCGCGGGAATATAAACGCCAACGCGGAAAAGAGGTGAAGACGAAGACATGGCATTTTTTACCGACAAGTTCCTGAACGCCCGCAGAGAAGACCTGCTGCGCCACATCTACCGTTTCCAGTATCAGCTGAACGGCGACACCTGGTACACCGGCGAGATCAACAGCAAGGAGGTTGTGGGAACGAACGTGGTTGTTTTTGTAAATATGCCCAGCAGCGGGGCGGCCGATACCGTAACCGCCGTGAGGGTCTATGACAACAACGACAGCCTGGCGGGAAGCCAGAGCGTGAACCTGAAACGGCAGAGCTACAACACCGGCTTGCTGCGGTTCACGTTCCCGCTGATCGAAGCAACGACCGAATAAAGAGAGGTGAAAGGAAATGTATCAGCGCACATTCTGGCGAGACCGGGCCGTGGATCAGACCGGCCAGGTTATCCAGCACGGCACCCTGCAAGACCAGGCGCACTTTAACAACATGGAAGACGGCATCGCGGACGCGAACCTGGCCGCAGCCCTGCAGAGTTTTTATGACGTGCAGACCGGCTATGAGAATGAGGCAGAGGTTCAGACCGTGACCCTGACCGCCAACAGCTACCCCTACCCGTTCTGCAACAGCGAAAAGGCCATGGCGCTGCGCACCCTGCGCAACACTACGAACTACACCGTGGACGTGGACGTGGTAAGTTACGCGGGCGGCCAGCTTGGCGACATTCTCGTCAAGGACAAGGCCCTGAACGGCTTTAAGCTCCTGAGCGACGGCAGCGCCAAAACCATCACGCTCCGCGTGAAAATTACTGGAGGTATGACCGCATGAACGTAATCGAAATGAACGACGGCCGCAAGGTTGACTATGCCCTGCGCAAAACCAAGCTGACCTTTGCGGACGACGCCCTGACCATCGACCTGGCCCGCTATCAGCGTGACTACACCGTGACCAAGGACATTATGGCCGACGGCGACGGAAACCTGCTGGTGGGCGCAAATGGCCGCTACTATGTGGCCCAGGTTGAGATCCCGCCCATTGAGTACGAGGAAACCGTGGTGGAGGCAGAACCCATGCCCGCCGCCGAGAGCGAGGGCGATGGCGAAAACCAGGACGGCGGCACCGAGACCCGCACGACCGTGGAGCGCACCGCCAAACCGCTGAACACCGACGAAGTCACGCTGCGCCTTTGGAGCGTTGCCGGCTTCGATATCTACTAAGGAGGAAGACACAATGGCAAACAACTGGGAAAACAGCAATCAGGTTCTGCAGGCTATCTGCCCGACCAACGCCCTGAAGCTGGACGACATGAACCAGCCCAGCGTGATGGTTTTTATCCCCGCGTTCCGGCTGTGCGACGTTCTCAGCACGAGCGACACGAGCATCCACCCGGCATTCCGCCGCAACGGCGTGCAGAAAGACGGTTTCTGGTTTGGCAAGTTTGAGTCGAAGATGTACAACGGCCGCGCATACAGCCGCCCGAACGAAGACCCGACCGTGAGCATGAACCAGGATCGGTTCGTGGCGCAGACCAAGAGCAAGGGCGAGGGCTGGCACGAAGCCACCAACGCCGAGTGGGCAGCCATTGCCCTGTGGTGCCATAAAAACGGCTGTGAGCCATACGGCAATAATAACTATGGCAAGGACGCCCGCGAAACCACCTACAAAGCCCGCAAGACCAGCGACGGCAGCGGCAAGACCGGCCGCGTGGCAACCGGCACCGGCCCCGTGACCTGGAGCCACGACGGCACCCTGGCGGGCATCTGGGACATGAACGGCAACGTCTGGGAGTGGGTCACCGGTTTGCGCCTGGTTTACGGCGAGATTCAGATCATCGCCGACAACGACGCCGCCGACAACAGCTGCGACCTTTCCGCCAGCAGCACGGCCTGGAAAGCTATCCGTGCCAGCGACGGCGCCCTGGTTACGCCGGACGGCAACGGCACCACCGACGGAACCGTCAAGATGGACTGGATCAGCAACAAGTGCGTATACAGCACGACCATCACCACCAAGGCAGACACCGGCCGTGGCTGCTCGTTCAAGGACGTGACCTGCGACAGCACCATCGGAGCCGCCGCCAAGCTGCTGCTGCAAGCCCTGGCCATGCTGCCCGACACCGCCCTGACCGGCGAGGGCATCGACGCGAACTATGGCGGCGATTACTTCTATTTCAACAACGGCACAGCCGAGCGTTGCCCCTATCGCGGTGCGTACTGGAGCAATGGCGGCAACGCTGGCGTTTTCAACGTCGTCCTGTACAGCCCGCGCTCGTATTCCAGCGCCAGCGTCGGGGGCCGTTCCGCTTACCAGGAATAACTGAACACTGAACCACCGAAGCACTGGTGGGGTGGGCGATAGCCCACCCCTTTACTTTGTAAAGGAGGCAGAGCCGTGGAAGATACGCCACCGCAGAAAGACTTTGAACCTTTCCGCATCAAAGAAAAGGTCGGAGACATGATGAAGTATGGAATGCCGATCACCTACGGATTCAGCCGGAGGAACAAGGAAATGGCGGACGAAATACGCCGCAGTATGCTGACCATGTACCGCCTGACCGTAAAGATCGAAAAGAAATACTTCAAGAAAACCACGACCCAAGACCTCGACGAAGAACTGGCCGTGCTGCGGCACTTGGTACGGATGGCCGCCGACAAGGATTACAGCGGCCCCAAATATGCCCCACCCCTTACGCGGCACCAAGAAGAAGTATGGAGCCGCATGAACGATGAAATCGGCCGAATGATCGGAGGCTATATCAAGAGCCTACCGAAATAGGTCGTTCTCATACCAACGGGAACGCGCCAAATGTAGCGTTGCCCCTATCGCGGTGCGAACTGGAACAATGGCGGCAACGCTGGCGTTTTCAACGTCAACCTGAACAACCCGCGCTCGAATTCCAACACCAACATCGGGGGCCGTTCCGCTTTTCGCCAACAGCACACGGTGCAGACCTGCACTTGATACGAGGGCCGCCGCCCCAGGGCGACGGTCGATGTGCCAGGCCAAAAGGGGCGCGTTTCTATTCCTGGGCCGACAGCCCAGGAGAAAATCTGAATTGCTGCGGAGACGGAAACGCCACACGCAGCGCCGGTGAATACAAAACCTTTATGGACTATATGACCGACGGCAAGGCCGTCGAGATACGAACCGAGGACGGCCGGGTGGTAGTAGGCCCAGGCGCCCTGGAACTAATCAGCAGCTGGGAGTGGCTGCAGGAAGCCAACCGCAACGCCCGCCGGGGCAAGAGAACACGGCCCAGCATTATGCAGTATCAGGACGACCTGGAACACAACCTGATCCAGACCGGCGAGGAAATGCGGGCCGGAACCTACCGCACCGGGCCTTACAGGCGGCTGTGGGTATACATACCAAAGCGCCGCCTGGTAATGGCGCTGGACTACCGAGACCGGGTCGTGCAATGGAGCGTTTACCAACTGCTTTATCCCTACTTCGACCGACGGATGATTGAGGACAGCTATGCGTGCCGGAGAGGCAAAGGCAGCCACAAGGCCGTGGCCCGCCTACAATACTGGCTGCGCCAGATAGACCGCAAGCCAAACGGAAAAGAATGGTACTACCTGAAAATAGATGTATCCAAATACTTCTATCGCGTAGACCACGACGTCCTGCTGCGGATTTTGCGCCGCCATATAGCAGACCCCGGACTGCTGGACTTGCTGGCCGGAATCATAAACAACCCGGATGAACCGTTCGGACTGCCGCCAGGCATGAAGCCGGAGGATGCAGACTTCGAGGCGTGGCTCTACGACGTAGGAATGCCCATCGGAAACCTGCCGTCGCAGCTATTCGGAAACGTAGTTCTGAACGAACTTGACCAGTTTGTGAAGCACCGCCTCAAGGCGCGGAAATACGAGCGCTACATGGACGACGGCCTGTTCTTGAGCGACAGCAAGGAAACCCTGAACGCCTGGAAGCAGGCCGTGGGCGACTACCTGCGCCAGGAACTGCACTTAGACCTGAACGACAAAACGGCCATACGCCCCGTGACGATGGGCATTGAATTTGTGGGCCGCCGGGTTTGGGCTACCCACAGCAGGCTGCGGAAAAGCACCGTCCGGCGCTTAAAGAACGAAGTGCATGGGATATGCCGCCAGAGGGCAGCGGGAACGCTGAGCAAGGCGGGCTTTGAACGGCGCTGCGCCAGCATACGAGGAATGCTTGACAGCTGCGAGTGTGCCAGCCTACGCTGGCGACTGAATGAAATCTACCTAAATATTTTAGGAGGCGAACAACAAAATGACCCCGCCCTCCCCTTTGGATGAGCCGTTTCTGACAGACCGGCTGTGCTACATCATAGCCGAGCAGAACGAAATCATCAAAGAACAAGCCAACACAATCGCACAGCTCGACGCCATCAACCCGATGGCCGAACGGATCCGCGAGGTGGACGTTTTGAACCGCGAGATGTGCAAAGACCTTTTTGATTAAGGAGGAAACAGACAATGGCGAAAATTTACGGCATCGACGTCAGCCACCACCAGGGAGCCATCAACTGGAAGCAGACCGCCAGCGAACTGCGGCGCGTGAACGGAGGGACAAGCCCCGGCTTTGCGATCCTGCGCGTCGGTTACAGCGCCCGCCACGGCAAAGGCGGCCTGTGGATGGACAGCCAGTGGACGAAGAACGTCGAGGGCTGCGAGGCTTACGGTGTACCGATGGGCGTCTATGTATACAGCTATGATACCTCCCCGGAGGCAGCAGCCATCACGGCCCGCCAGGTCGTGAACCAGCTGCGCGGGCATATCTGGGATTACCCGATCTATCTCGACGTGGAATATGAGCCTTACAACACCGGCAAGGACGGCAGCGGCCGAAGCCGGACGCAGGTCAAGGCGGACAACACCGCGATCATCAAGGCGGCGCTGGACGTTTTCGAGAAAGCCGGTTACTATGCGGCGGTCTACTGCAGCCGGGACTTCTTCCTCAACTATACGAACCTGGGCAACCTTGCCGGCTTTGATAAGTGGGAGGCAGCCTATACCAGAAACGACACCGCAGCCGTGGAAAACGGGCTGTGGCAGTACAGCAGCAAGAACGCCCTGGGCATTGCCGGGTTCGGCAGCAGCCTGGACTGCGACGTGAGTTACAAGGACTACCCCGACATTATGAAGCGCTGTGGCCTGAACGGCTACATCAAGACGCCCGCCAGCAGCACCGGCAACACCAACGGCGAAAAGCTGCAGACACCGACCGTCGGCCCCATGAGCAAGGGCGACTTTGATCGCATCGTGAACCAGGCAGCCGCCCTGGGCAAAGCCCCGACGGAATACACCGTGCGTCTGGCGCCTATGGCAACCACCCAGGCCGCCCAAATCAAAGCGACCGCAAACGAACTGGGCATCCCCTACCTGAGTGCCTGGGTGGAGGGCTGACCGATGCAGCAGTACATCTTGGCGGCGCTGCCGTCGTTGATTTCTGGCCTTATGATGGCCGTCGCCGGAGCGCTGGGCGGCTATTTCGTAGGAAAGAAGAAGACCCAGGACAAAGAGGCGCAAGCCATGAAAGACGGCGTCAAGGGGCTGCTGCGCAAAGCGACCCTGGAACTGGGTCTGCACTATTTGAAAGAGGGAGCCGTGCCGCCCTACGGTATGGAAACACTAAGAAGCTGCTTCGACCCCTACATCGTCCTGGGCGACGGCGACCCCTCGGTCGCCCACATCGTCCACAAATGCGAAAACCTGCCCGTGAGATCGGGCAGCGAAGACTAAGGAGGAACCCACCATGAAAATCAACCTGACCGTCCGCGCAAAGAATCCCCTGTTCTGGGTACAGATTGCCCTGGCCATCGTGACCCCTATCCTGGCATACTTCGGCCTGACCGCCGCCGACATGACCAGCTGGGCCGCCCTGGGCAGCCTGATCGTTCAGGCAGTATCGAACCCCTACGTTTTGTGCCTGGCAGCCGTGAGCGTTTGGAACGCTTTGCAGGATCCGACCACCCCCGGCCTGAGCGACAGCACCCGCGCCCTGGGCTACACGACCCCCGGCGGCAAGAATTGACACATTGACGCCAGCGCCCCGCAAAGCGCCAGCGTGAGCGCATAAACAGCCAACAGCAAGCAAGACCCCGCCCATTCGGTAAACCCGAAACGGCGGGGTCTTTTTTCCGTTGGAAAAAACAGCGCAAAAGAAAAGGCCCCAGCCAAGACGGCCAGGGCGGTGGATATGTAGGTTATAAAGCCGGACGGTCGGCGTCGTTCAGGCGCAGCAGCCGCCGGGCCGTTTCTTCGTCAACGAAGTTCGTCCAGCCCGCGCGGCACAGCTCGACGGCAGCCTCGCGCAGCGTAAGGCGACCGGCCAGGACATCGACCCGGAGCGAATCCAGGATGTTTTTTATGGGCAGCATAAAATGACCCCCTCCCCTTATTTTTTATCCTCGCCGTCAACGACGAAGTGGAAACCCTCCGTCAAGAGGGTAGTGCCGTACCGACCTGCAACAATGACATTACGGTGGCCCAGGTATTCCGCCGGGAGTTCGCCTCTGGCAATACTATCGAGGTTCCAGGGCGAAGGCTCCCACCTGCCCTTGTAGGCTTCCGGGATGGCGGCCCATTCAGCCGCAGAAAAGCGACGCACAGGACAGGCCCCCTTTCAGCGGCTGCTGGACTTGTAGCCGTTGCGGGCAAGGAATGCCTCGGCCTGGTGGAGTTCGGTGAAAGACCGGGAAGCGTGGCGCTGGCCGTCCCGGCCTTTGATATGCTGCCCGGACAGAGCCTTGACAACATACTGGGTTTTGCCGTTTTTGAAAATCTGGTTGAAGTAGACCGCCTGACCGGCAGCGTTGAACATTTTCATAAAGGGAGCCTCCTTATTCTGCTTCGCTGTTTATGTACCCAAACCAGCAGCTTTCGCAGCTGGTGAACTCCTTGCACCCGTCATCATATCTGTCGTTCCATGGCGGGCATCTGAAATTCTTTTCAAGGACTTTTACCATGTTCTTTTTGATGTCTTCCGTGGGTTCGCTGAACTTCATTCCTTTTGTCAATTCTCCAAAAACCGTCATTTTTCTTTCCTTCCTCCCCGTCGCGCGGGGCCTGTTTCTGCCTTCCGTTTGTTTTTGTTGTCTGTGTCTTACCACACAGACGCCGTAATGTCCACTGGCAAATCGTCCAAACATTACGGCAGTTGTATGGCGCTTTTTACGCTTTCAGCTCACGACCCAGCTTGTCACAGCGGACGAAGCCGGAGCCGTCCCATTTTGCATAGCAGACCATCGGCCTGCTGCTCCGATAGTCTTTCTGGCCGTAGCCATAGACCTGACCGACAACCGGCTCAAAGACGACCAGATCGCCGCCCTCGCCCTGGCGGGCGTTGCCGGTATAAGTACCGATGCGAGGCTCGAAGTTGTAGGAGCCGTCGGCCCGCATAACGCAAACCCAGGGGCAGCCATACCGGCGCTGGTTATAGGCACCCCACGAATCAAGAACCGCATTCTGCATATTAGCCCACCCTTTCCGAAACAGCCATAATATCAAACTCCTGGAACAAGAACCCAGACCAGCCGTCGCAACCGGCGGCGCGGAATATCTCGACGGCCTGGGCTGCCGTAGCAGCCTCAACCACCTTAAAGTCTTCACGCCCATCTGGGCGGCGGTAATCAATCAGAAATGTTTTCATAAAGAATCTCCGCAAGGGTTCAATGAACCCGGCTCAAAGCCCATGCCATCGCATGGCCGCCATCCTCGAAAGTGCCCTCCGATTTTTCGCAAAGAGCCAGGCGGCACTCGCACTCGCTCAGACCGGTTTCTTCCGGGGTCTCGGTGAATTTGTAAACACCTGCAACGTAACCACACCAGCAATAGTTGACAACCAGGACGTGATCGTTGAACTTGCACACCATACCGCCGCAAGCAGAAACACGACCGGCGAGTTCTTCCTGGGTAGTGGTGGCGGCGAAGCGGTAAGCGTTCTTTTCGCTCTTGAATTCCTTTTTCATGGTACAAACCTCCGTGTGGGGCGAACCCCTTTTGTTTTCGATGTCTGTGTGATACCACACAAACGCCGTAAACGCAATGCGCAACTTGTCCAAAGAATACCGCGTTTGTATGGTAAAATTGCATCTTGCAAAATCACGGCGAACGCAGTAAACTTATATAAAAGGAGTGACAACAAATGACGAAGACCCAACACCCAATCGACGCCAAGTGCAAGGCACTGGGAATCAGCCGCCGGGAACTTTGCCGACAAACCGGGATCAGCTACCGCACCGTGGAAAGCTGGTGTTCAGGCAAACGGAAAAGCCCGGACGTTTACCAGCTTTGGAAAGTGGCCCGCTTCCTGGGAGTACACATAGAAGACCTCCTGGATCCGGCAGCCATAGACGACGACAGCAGCGAAACCGAATAAAAAAGGCCCCGGCCAGAATAGCCGGGGCTGTTGGGTCGCAAAAGTGATATACCAAACTCTCAGGACAGGACACGTGGAGTGCGTGGTGAAGATGCTCCTTAGTAAGTGATGTGGCATTTTCTTAGAACCATACATTTGGGCCTACCATAAAAAATTTCCGCTCACATGTGTAATTAAATAAAGGAGAGACCAATGCCAACAACAATCGAAGTCAACAAGCAAAGTGTCGAGGCCCTTTTAGGCAGCGGAAAGTCTAAGCCTTTTGTAATTCCAGAATATCAGCGTTCCTACGCATGGTCAGATGAACAAGTAGAGACGCTCTTTGAAGATTTATGGGAATTTACAGCCACCAGTGGTGGTACCGAGCGGGACGGTTCATATTTTCTTGGCAGCATTGTCGCATACGAGAACGAAAACGGCGAGCAAGAGATTATCGATGGACAGCAGCGTATTACATCGTTATTCCTTTTGCTCAGAGCAATATACACAAAATTAGTTGCAACCCCCCTGGCGGAAAGAACCCCCGAAGCCAACAATTTCATCGGAAAGATTGAACCCGCAATCTGGCGAACCAATAAGCTCACTGGAACTGTTGATTTTAAAAACATACTCCTAACCTCGCGTGTAATCAACAACGAGGGAAATGCAATATTGCGTTCAATTCTTGAAACGGGTAAGGCAGACGAAAAAGCCAAAGACAACTACTCAAAAAATTACAGATATTTCCAAGAGTTGTTTGATAAGCACTCTAAAGATAACCCGTTAATGGTGTACCAATTCATCTATGCTTTGCTGAATCAAGCCATTTTGCTTCCGATTACAGCCGATACACAAGATACCGCCTTAACTATTTTTTCGACACTGAATGACAGGGGTTTGCCGCTTTCTGATGCAGATATTTTTAAGGCTAAAATTTACAATCAACTAGAAGCAGATGCGAAGACGGCATTCATTGAACGTTGGAAAGATTTAGATGAGCAGGCAACCGATGCAAACGATAGTATCCAGCAGTTGTTCTATTACAACATGTTCTATCTTAGAGCTTTAGAAAATGATACAAACACTACTACTCCCGGCGTCAGAAAATATTATGCCGCAAATAAATTTGAAAGGCTCTACAAAGATGGGCTGCTGGATAACCTATTTATAATTTTAAATCTGTGGAAAGTAATCAACAAAAGTGAGGAAATTGAAGGCGAATCGTGGTCTACAAACATCAAAATCAAACAATCTCTCGATATATTAAGTTCTTACCCCAATGAATTTTGGAAATATCCAGTTATTATCTACTATATTTGCTATCGTAAGCAGGATGATTTTGAAAAGAAATTTGGGTTATTCTTAAATAAGTTGTTAATGGAGTTAATGACAAAGTACTTGTTGCTCCCAACAATCAATGCTGTAAAGCCAGACATTTTGAAGCTGAACGCCGCTATTACTTTGTCAAATACTCCCGTATTTGACTTTAAAGATATTGACACCAGGCAGTTAGAATCCCACATTCAATGTCCTAATCGAAATGTAGTACGTATGCTCTTGAAAGCATTAGCTTACGAAAAGCAAGACGAACTTTTACCAGACTGCTGGGAAATCGAACATATATTTCCTCAGAAGTGGCAAACCAACTATTTCCTTGATGTGCCAGATGTAACAATCAAAGAAAAACTCGAACATATTGGAAATAAACTTCCATTTGAAAAGAGGCTCAATATTGTTGCTGGCAATGGCTATTTTGGCAAGAAGAAAAAAGCGTACTCCGCATCCAAAATTGCTATAACAAGGGAAATGGGGACATCTGATATAACTGAATGGGGTTTGGATTCTATCACAAGGAGAGATGTCCGCATTTCAGATACAATTATTGCCTTGCTAGAAAAATGGAATAGCGCTTATCTAAGCGCATCAGGCGCAATTACCGAAGATAACAAACCAACTTAGGAAGACTTGGCTCGTATTGAAGAATTCAAGAAAAAAGGTTGGATTTAGCCTTTCCATAAAAGTATCCCGTCGGCAAAAAAGCACGCACATATTACTTAAACATGCCTTATAGTATTTTGTTCAAACTCTATTCCCCGCTTGTTCACGATTTGCCCATATTTGTGTGCCATAATAGTACGATGAAAACAATGCGGCTTTGCCGCAAAAAGGTGGTTTTTACATGAAAGGCTGGTTTCAGCGGTTTATGGCGGGCCGATATGGGTTCGACCAGTTCGGCGGTTTCCTGTGTATTTTGTCGCTTATCCTTATTGTCATCGGCGCGTGGGTGTCGCCGGTGCTGTACTGGCTGGGGCTGGCGGCCATCGTCTACAGCTAT